TCCAAAAGGCGAGTTTTATTCTTTTCTCTATGGTGCAGACTACTACGACCCAGAGAAGAGAATTGTAGACAGATACCGACCAGAGTATACAGTATGTTTACTCAATGGTTTAGATTATTTTCCGGGATATGATAAGAAATATGATGAACTTTCTAACAATTAAATGGGGTGACAAATACTCATCTGATTATGTGAACAATCTATATCACATGGTAAAAAAGAATTATACCGGAGAGTTTAGATTTATTTGTTATACGGATGATGCCACTAACCTAGAGTGTGAAGTTCATCCTATTCCAGATGATGACTTACTACACCCAAAATATTACTTTGGAAAAGAAGCATTTTGTTTTGATAGAGCCAAGTTTTTAATTTTTAATTCAGAAGAATGGCTAGATTGCGAAGAAGAAGATAAGTTCTGCTATTTGGATTTGGATGTAGTAGTTCAAAATAACATCGATGAGATTGATATCTTGGCCGAGAAACCTAGAATAATTCACTGCTTATGGCAGCCAGAAAATCAAATAGATGATAGGTTCTTCATCGAAACAAGAGGTACATTTTTCAACTCTAGTATGATGCTTTGGTCATATGGCCAATGCCGTCATATATATTATGACGTTTATGAGAACAGTGAAATAGTTTTCAAAACATTTTTTAAGGGTAGTGATAACTATCATTATTGGCGTCAAAGAGACTTCTGGAAAAACATTCCAGAAAGTTGGGTATACTCTTGGAACAGAGGACGATATTATCCAGATGATGTAGTGCGTTTTAAATTTAGAGATGATGCCAAAATCTGCTTATTTAATACAGATAATGTTCCTCATCCATCTACTAAAGATCACGTTGAATTATCTGAATGTCATGACAAAAATATTATTGGATTGTGGAAATGAGAGTCAATTACGTTTGTTGTAAATGGGGTACCAAATACGATGCCGAGTTTGTCAACCGACTTTATCGGATGGCAAAGAAGCATACTCCAGATAATTTTGAGTTTCACTTCTATTGCTATACAGATAACAGTGAGGGATTTGACGCCGAGATTAAAGTCATCGACTTCCCAAATATTCCCAACATCCATCCGAAATACTGGTTTGGTTCAGATGATTTCAAATACGGTATGGCACGTTGTTGGGACAGACCAAAGACCTTCATCTTCAATACACACAACTTCGCAGAAGATAACCCCACTGGAAGGTTTGTCTTTTTCGACCTTGATGTCATCATACAAAATGATTTGTCGCCAATCATCACTTACGACCTAGAGAATCCTACCAAGTTGCGGTCATGGTGGCAAGACCCTAGACCCATGAAGTCTCGTAACTTTAAGTTATCTCATGGTGCATACACCAATGGTAGTTGTATGGTGTGGTCAGACGTTCAAACAGAATGTATCTGGCAGGATGTTCTAGAACATCAAGAGCGTATTTGGTTTACATTTACCGACGGAACAGACAACTATCACAGTTGGCGATGGGGCGACTTTGGTAATACTCCTCTATGGAAACATTTTCCTAATACTTTTGCATACTCATACAATCGCGGTCGCGACTGGCAAGAAGACGATTTGGAAGTCGCTAAATATAGAAAAGACTGTATACTATGTGTCTTCAATGTAGATTTACTTCCATTCCAAGACAATAGACGCGGTAAAGTGAAACAGGAATCCTTGGTTGATTCTGATTTGTTAGAGCATTGGAATGTTTAATGATTAATATCTACACGGTAAAATGGGGGTTCAAATATGATTCAGAACATGTTAATCGTGTTCTTGAACAATGTAGAGAACACATAACAACAGATTTTAATTTTTACTGCTTGACAGAACATCCAATTGGATTACACCCAGAAGTTGTTGTAATTCCGCTTCCAGCGGATAATTACTACGAGAAATGGTGGAATAAATTATATCTGTTTGATAGAAGAGTTGTGCCACAATATGGAGAAAAACTATTTCTTGACCTAGATATTGGCATTCAAAATAACATCGATTGCATTGTAGACCACGACCCAGAAGATGGTCTAACATTTGTTCGCACCCACTGGCATAACATGAAGAAAATGAAACGTGATACGCAAGATATTCCTCGTGCATACACCGACCTAAATTCTAGCGTGTTAAGATGGAATGATAGATTAGATACTGATAAGATTACCAAATTTGTTACAGATTATCCAGATCAAATGTTTTTTCATTATCGCGGTCTTGATAATCTTTTCGGACACAAAAGAGAAAATCTTTTAAAAATTAATTTTTTCCCAGACGGTTGGGTATACAGTTACAACTACGGATACATGTGGCCAATTGACGTAAGGGAACAAGTCCTTCGTGAAGAACCACTTATCTGTCTATATGATTCAATGGAAAGACCACAAGATGTTAAACTATAATTTTTTGAATAATCATCGGTATTGGGGTGAAGGGTTGGATAAAATTGCCCATGAAATGCCACACAAGCATGAAGATTTTCGCAAATCTATGAATCCAAATACCATGGAGGCTGCAATCTGGATGGTAGAACAATTGCAGAAAGTTAAGATGCCGGATAAGAAATTAGATATCACAGTTTTAAATTCTTGGTTAGGAATTCCTTTGATTCCCTTGTTGTGTGAAAACTTAGAAATTAGAAAATTGAATCTGATAGACATTGATGACGATGCATTAGAACTTTCCAAAGTTTTTAACAGACACTATTCTGAAACAGGAGTAGAATTGGACCATATTAACTGGGATATTCCGTTTGCATACCATGACATCAATGCGCTAGGAACAGATATTTTAATTTCGCTCGGATGTGAAACGATGTATCCGCTAAAGAAAATGACAACAGCAAATCCAGATTGTATATTTGCCTGCCAGTCATCAAATGTTTTTAGAGAAATGTATGGCATCAACTGTGTTCCTACGATTGAAGACCATATCGAAAACGTTGGAATAAATAGTGTTATATACCAGGGTCAGATTGAACAGTCTTATTGGTCATGGGATGGTAAAGTAGACTTTGATAGATTTATGGTAATAGGAAGGAAGTAATATGGGAAGAGTGAGAGTTGTTGCACCACCACCTCAAGATTATATACCAGAACCTTTGGTGCCACTAGTACCACCACCTGCGCCCTGGATGGAGTCTCCATCTGAGGAAGTAGTTGTGGAAGAGTGGGTCGATGAAAACTTTCAAGAAGAAATTATCGAAGTTGAGATTAATGAACCTTCTCAAGAAGAACTTGAGAGGGAACGAATCGCACAAGAAAAGCACGAAGAATTACAGAAACAAAAACTTGCAGTAGAAGAAGAAACGAAAGCCGCGGCAGAAATAATTGCTAAAGCAAAAGAGATTTTAGAAAATCCTCCAGTGAGAATTGAGACAGTAACAGAAACAGTTATAGAAACTGTTCACGTTACAGATCCAAAATTAGTAGAAGAATTACAAATTCTCAAAGAGGAAAACGAAAAACTTGCCAGAGAAAATGACAGAGCAGCAAAAGCAAAAGAAGAACAAATTTTAAAGGCGCGACAACAGGCAACTGATCAACGCAGCAATCAACACATGATTCAATTAAACATGACGCCAAAAATTCCATCGTTAATTAGTAAAATCAAAACATTATTTCGAAATCGCCGAATTAAGTCTGCTACTAATGTTGGAATTAAAAACTATGAAACTGCAATCCTAGAGCGAGCAAGAATTGCAGTTCCCAAGTTATTGGATGATATTGAAAACATGCACGAACAGTTGACCATTCTAGAAGACCTACTCACAAAATACAGTGAAGTTAAAAGCAATCAAGAAAGGTGAGTGGTATCCTCACCCGTAATATCTTCAACCATCGATTTCCAGAGGTCCTCATGGGGAATGACATAACCGAGAGTGAGACGCTTGCTGCGACTTCCAGCGCAATGATAGAAGACTTTATCAGGCTCACTCCGCCTACCGAAGTAGCCGACCTTGACCGACCATCCCTTGGGGTCCCAAAGAGTGACCATTTCTTTTGTTATTGGATCTAAATATCTAAAGTAACCGCCATTCTCTTCTGTGTTATAAGAAAGAAGAATGTTATAGCCGCTTGCATTCCAGTTTGTGTGCCAGCCCATAAATCCATTCTCTGGATAATAAACATGAACCGCGTTGTTCTTAGCACCTAGAAACGAAATTAATTCACGATTAAGTTTCTGTTGCTTCTCGCGGTGAGTGGTCGGAACAGAATCTACCATTCCGATATCACAACAGAAAGCGGTTTCTGGATACCCCTCATGTTCACCGTCTTTACCGACTAGTTCATTCATATACTTTTCAGAAGTGCCAGTATCGATATCAAATCCTCGGCGTCTATCTGGCTCTCTCAATTTGTCGTGGTCTGTTTGCGAAAAGAACCACTCCGCATAAGGAGTAAGAATTTCCAGAAGTTCTGGATTTATATTTTTAGAAACCTTCATTATTTGTCCAATACGGATGGCGGTAACGTATAGTGATAGATGACAATCTCTTGTCCTTGCAATTCTTCTTGTTTATAACCAATGACAAAATTCCACTTTGCATCTGGATCAGGAAATCTTCCTGTCTTTACACCCATATCCCCATAAGTCAATAAGCGCCACATTGTAAATGTGTCCCACTGTAGTGCTTCTTTTGGATAGTGCTGTCTGTCGTAGCCGGGTTCATTCTGCTTACAATATTCGCCCCACCAAGCACTCATCAATTTGAGTGTTTGTTCATTATTACGATAGACAAATAGACCGCAATGCTCCGTCATTTCCTCTGTTTCGGAAAGTTTAGTTAGTGCAGCGTTATACGGACGATTGGCAGTAAAGATTACATCCACATCATCTGGTATCTGTTCAAAGATTTTTCGAATATCGTCGTGCTGAACTTCTGTATCACAGTCCATATAAACTGTCAAGTCATATGGAGTTTTATCTAGGGCCCATAGTTTGGCCCTCTTGTGATACGGAACACCATATGTGATGATATTCTCAAAGATTGCGTAATCTTCTGGTTCCACCCATTCTGCATGAGTGAATAAAGTAATCTTTGCTTCTGGCCAATAGTCTAGAAGTGATAGTGCAGAGTTTTTCGCGGCTCTATAGTAACCTCTACGAAGAGATGCTACGTAAACAAATCCGTTATTCTGCATTCTTTTCTTCTTCCATGATAAGCATGGTAGCATATGCCATAACTTCAAGCGCAGACTTCGATCTACGGATCTTAGTTTTTAAGGCTTTGTTCGTGGAATTTTTTATAATAGCTACTTCAAAGGCTTCTAGCTTTGCCTCGAAAAGAGTCTCGTCTTTACGGCGCTGTTGATCGACCTTCGATCTTTCCATACGCTGGCGAACTTCTTCGGTGCGGCGTTCTTCGCGAAGTCGAGTATTTTCATCAATATCTTCTTCAGTAAACTTTTCCATAATAGCAATATAGTCTGGATTGCCACCTTCACCTGATACAGATGCTGGTAGTCTCTTACCATCTGGATAGATGATAATTACCATTACTTGCTGTAGTTCTTTATTTAACCAAAAAGGTTCTTCGTAATCTTTAGTTTCGACAATAACGGCCGAATCCAATACGATGGCGTCTTCATCCACAATCATTCAACTCTCCATAAAAAGAAATAATATAAAGTATATAGTATAGTTTAAGCAGTGCGAACCCAGAGAGATACTGTTGATACGGTATCTTTAGTTGCTTGAATTGTATCGCCCGCATATGTGCCAGAATAGGAACCTGTGTAAGTTCTGTTACCAGAATAACTTCCTGAGTAAGTTCTCGAACCAGCAAATGAGTTCGCGTATGTGCCAGAATAAGTTCTGTTACCAGAATAGTTAGCTGAGTATGTTCGCGAACCAGAATACGTTGAGGTGTATGAACCCGCATAGACTCCTGAATATGCTACGTTGGCATAAGTTCTGGTACCAGCGAATGAACCAGCAAAGTTAGTTGATGCCGAAACATAGCCCGCATTGGCGTAAGTTCTGCTACCAGCGAAAGTACCACCAACAAAACCACCGTAATATAGAATATAGTTGGCAGAATATGTTCTTGAACCGGCAAATGATCTAGTACCAGCGAAGTTGGTCACATATGAGCCGGTATATGTTCGCGAACCTGAGTATGTGTTTGTTCTGTTACCGGCAAACGATGATGCATATGCGGCGTTTGAGTATGTTCTAGACCCAGCATATGCTACGTTAGAATATGTTCTGGTACCAGCAAAAGTATTTGCATATCCCGCTGGTGTATAAGTTCTAGTCCCAGCATATGCTACGTTAGAATATGTTCTAGTACCAGCATATGAGCCGGTATAGTTTACAGACGCGACTTGTTCACGAGTATCAGAAGCTGAACCCATGCTAACCCAAGTGCCAGGAGATGGCGATGATGCTTGGATCTTATATGTACCAATACTGGTGCTGATAATACGATTTCTGAAATAAGGAATCATTTCCTGAATTTCAGTATCGGTCATTTGCTTTACGTTATTGCCACTATATGTTTTCAGTGGACGAAGATCGGCATTCGGTGATGTTGTAGCCGCAGTCTTCTGCCAAAGATAATAAGTTGTGTTACCACCATTTGCAACGTCAGTAATTGTATAGCGCGAGGTCCATGTACCGCCACTTGGCGCCGAACCAGCAAGACGATACTGACCTGCAGTATACTCTGATTCAGTAACCATTGCTGTGACCGCTTGGTCAATAATATCATTGCGGATCTGAGCATCTGTCATTTGCTGAATTGCAGCGTCATATTGCAGCGGACGATTTGTTATTGTACCAGTATCATTAGCAGTAATTTGCTTTGCATAATACGTTACGGTGTCTACAGCACCAGTAGCAGGGTGAGTACCAGTCGCTTCTGTTCTGTCAGTATCAACAAATGTGCCGATTGCGGTACCAGAAAGTGCGTTTGCTGTATCAATATTGAGGTCGGCGGTGTTAGAACCATTACCTACTGCACCGGCAAATCCTACTGTGATCTTATTAGCAATATAATTTTTAACTTCCACATTTGACATGGTTTGCAAACCCTGAAAGTTTGCAGAAGTAATCGGTGTAGTAGATGCTTTGAGCTTTAAAGGGTTCATTTTCTATAACCTTAATTTAGTCTTGTGCCGCTTGAATCAAATACCAACAGAGGTGTCAGTGAATACCAATCTGTAGCATCCTTAGCAACAAAAGTAGCAGATGAACCAGCAGCTACCGTGATAGCAACGTTAACCGTTCCGCCATTGATTTTGTCTGATACATTTGGGTAAACTAGAAGATTTGTTGCAGTAGTATTAACAACTGTATAAGTCAACGAGGCGGCGGCTGTTGGAAGTTTGACACCTGCTCCAGAACCTACTGTAGTGATAATATTGTAAACATCCGAAAGTTCTGTTGCTCCAGACTGGTTTGTTCCTGCCGCAGAAACTGTAGCCGAGATGGAAGGCTTTAGATCACCCGTTAGAGTAAGATTACCAAACGTAGGATTATCACCCGATTGATACTTGTCAGTATTAAGATTGTTGAAGTTATTATCAACTTCGGTATTTGTAAGTGGCGACCCCTTTACGGATCTAAGTGTAATTGTGGCCATATCTATCTACCTTGGTTCTGTAATATTTGCTGCAACAACAATTTGATATCTAGCATCTCTTGTTTCACACTATTTATATCATTTTCAAATTGTCGAAGCTGATTTGTTTGTTCTCTATCTTTGTTTTTTCTAGCTTTGTATGCTGATAATCCAGCAACATCGGTAGAAATAATGGCTTTTGAATGGCCATCTCTAACATATTTAGTTGTGTCGTCCAGATGATATCTTTGTCTCATGTTATACCTGTAGAGCTATTGCACGAAGTTCACGACATTTTGGAACAACACTGGTTTGATTTGAAAGAAGAACTACTTTAACTGCGAAAGTTTTGTAGCCCGTGTAAGTTACGCCGTCAGTGGTATATTCCAATACGCCATCACCATTCAATTCGGTCGATGGAATATCATATGTATACTCAATGAAACTGGATGAAGTGACAGTCGGCGGAGTAGTTGTTAATTCGATCCAATCTTTTTCTTCAAACGGTGCGGGATCACTTTGATGTAGGAATCTACCATATACCTTTACGTCTGTTCCATTTGGAACATACTGACTTAGATATACTCTAAGGTCTTCTGCTTCTTGTCCGTCATCTAGAACAACTTGACGAGAAACATACTTTGATCTTGCTTCACCGATACCAATATCTTCGTCTGTCGCATCATTATTAACATCGTTTGCGATTGCAATCATAGAACATTTTCTAAGATCAATAACAGGCGAAACAGTAGACGTTTGGGATCTCATACCAAGTTGAATTTTAAACGACTTGTCTCCATCGAGATCGTTTTGCTCATTTGAATATGAACGAATAGCAGCATCGATGGTCAATTCCGTCGTTTTATCTGGCACAAAATTCTCATATGTTGTCGATGCTTCTGTTTCGGAACCAGTATTTGTCGTGGCAGAATATGAAAAAATGAGTTGGCATGGAGTATGATCCATATATGCAAGATTGGCACCCAATGCATTCAACACTTTATCTTCAAGTTCTGCTATTAGAGCATGAGAAGAGCCGTTGCCTACTCGGTCATTGACAGTGAAGTTTCCACTCTCAACATAAATCTTAGCCACGTTGTATAGAGTATCGTAAGTATGAGCAAAACCGGAATTGAGAGTAACACCTATATTTGCATTCGATCCACCAGTCATAGTCAAAGTTGGATTGCTGGTGTATCCGGCGCCGGGATTTGTCACTGCTACATTAGTCACTGCACCGCCGGTAACAGTAACTGCAACCGTAGCATTCGTTCCGCCTGTGGCTATTCCACCACTTAATGTGCGGGCAACAACAGTTGTAACTGTGTATGTTAGACCGGTTAGCGTGCCAGCAGTAGTTACGATTGCGTCACCAGATTGAGTTGTTAGCGTGAATCCAGTAACTGCGCCAACCGAACCGGTAACAGCAGAAACCTTATAGACAGTTCCTGTCGCATAACCAGATATTGTAGCAGTACCACCCCGAGTACCAGTGATAGTTACAAGATCACCAACAACAAGTTTCGAAGCGCCGCAAGTAAACTGGCCTGCGGTTCCAGAAACAGCTACAGTAGCAACAAGGGCACTACCATAACCAGTGCCTGCGTTGATTATATTAAACGAGAATCCATGAATTTTATCACCAGGAGAAAATTCAGAACTTGAGAAAGAATCAAATTTTGCGTAATCGATATCATGTGTATTCAGTGCGACCGTACCAGTTGTGTCGATTTCAAAGTTTGCTCTCTGTAAACTAAACTTAATATCTTCTGCCTGCCATGCGGTCCAAGTTCTGTTGTTCGCAGATGTGAATAAAACACCGACATTAGGCTGTTCTGAAATACGAGTTGTTGTGTTGAGTTGGTCTTCGCCCAATTCAGACACCCAAATTTCATAGTTAGGGTCATTACCCGCAGGAAGAAGAACAAAACAATATTCAGTATTGTTTTGTAAGAATACTGGCGACGGGAAAGTAAACTTAGTTGACGTATCACCATTTTCGGCATCGATGTTTACCTGACCAGGAGATAGTGTTACTTCACCAAAAGGAATTACTCTATCACCCGGATAACCATTTATGACTTCGCGGAGTTGCATCGTGATAGGATTTGTCAAAGATTTTTTCTTAAAGAAAACATCCAGTGAGGTCACATAACATCCAAACGGCACTTCCGAAACTATAAACGTCTGAGCGATTGGATCCATTCTCCAGCGCATAAAGTCTGTTGGGAATATAAAGTCATCAAATACGACTTCTGCTGCCGGCTGAACAATCGGCGAAGGGTCAGGAGCAGTTGGCGGAGTGACATTCGTGACATTTGTGATATTATTAGTAACGTTGGTCACAGATGTATTATTGATATTTTGTGTAACCTGAGTGACTTCGGTAACATTTGTCGTGTTATTAATTGTTGTAAACGTATTATTCACAACAGTTGTTTGAACAACACCAACTGCTCTTTCACCTAGTCGATTTGTTGTCGTATTGCTATCGGAAACTGATCTGCTATCTGAGAGGTTCACTGCTGCCACGTTGGCAACTCTTGTCGAGATTACAGTATCTTGGACACTTTGTGATAAACCATTTGCAGAGAATGTCATTGATGCAGAGGTAGTAATAAACTTAGCTCTATTTTTAGAATCATCTGCAAGTCTGAATAGCTTTTCTCCAACACGGAAAGTACCAGCAGGAATTCTGAATTGACCAAAGCATTCACCCGATGCATTCGTGATTAGCGGATCGCCATAATCACCAGTTGCTAGGGATGAGTTTTGAACAGAATTTGTTGTGCCACTAACAATACCAGACAGTGGACGACAATGATCCTCAACAGTAGCGCCATCAAAGAATGGATAAACACGAGAAAGCGGCTTCATTCTCGTTGCTTTAAACGTTACTATAATAGAACGCATAAACGGAATAATAGAAGTATTTGTTACTCTAGGACCAATTCTCTGAGTTTGCGTTTCCGGTGTTACCGAGAGTTGGACGCCTTGGCGAGTTTGTCTTTGTTCTGTTGTAGTCGTTACAATAGCAATATCTTCTTGGAAAAGAGTATCGCCTCGTATTGCAGTGTTACCTGCCGCAACCTGTATATTTGTAGAAACTCTACCAGTTCCGGTATCTTGCCAATCTTCCCACTGGGTACCCCATGCATCGGCAAGAGTTTCCCATGCATCATAGTTACCATCAAAGTTAGCAGAAATATCAGGAAGTGTTGCGGTATCGGTCCAGTTATCGACTGGCGGGTCAAGTTCCATATCACCGATATATGTGAACAGAAGTTCACCGGTGCAATTACGGAACTTAGATGCTTGCAACTGGCTTATCATTGTATATTCTACATACGGCAGTGTCAGTAGATCACCAGTTTTTGTAATGTTAGTGGAGTTTGTTGAATCGTATTGTAGATCCACATTTTCCATAAAGAAAAATGGACGCATTTCTTTTGCGGTAGGATCGATAGCAATATGGTATTCATTACTTAAAACATTACCGACATTATGACCAGTGAAAGCATCCACAAGAATACCATTCTTGAAGCGATCTAAGCCATTGGTATCTGTAATGCTTAAATCACTGGCAGATTTTTCCAGTAAATTTAGCGAAGTGTAGTATTCCAGTCGATTCAGTCGTTGTTCTAGCTGACCAATATCGCGCATTGTATAACGACGATTATCAATCGTCTTATACTTAACCCCATAATCCGGTCTACCCACAGATTTAGCAACGTTGGGTGCCAGCGAAGGATATGGAGGAATATCCACAATCGCAATAGACAGAGAATTCTCTGGTTCTATCGGTTCAACGGGAGATAAGGAAGAGACACCATATACAGAGGAGAATACACCCTCGTCGTCCATAACAATTCTATCTTTACGTCCTAGATAATACTCAATGTCTGTAGTAAATTGTTCTGTCGGGAAAGGCGTAATAATTGCAAGACCAGTAGGACCACTTGGTGAAGAACCTACTGCAGGATTAACTGTCGCTGAGCCAGGACTTGTAGTGAATGTAATAGTATCATCCCAGCGAGGACGAAAATCTAGTGTGTCGCGAAGATCATATGTGACCCCGGAAGTTGTAGAGGTATAAATTGGAATTTGTTCTGTGCGAATTTTACCCGCAGGTGTCGTTTCGTCATCTACAGGATATGAATCAACAGTGTAGAAGTTGTATACAGTAGATGGAGAACCGCCATGAGTAAAGTAGTCAAATGTCACAACCAACTTTTTGTCTGTTAGCGTAAGACTTGTACCCGGCTTTTTTACAATTCTGGCGTTTGCGTAGAAGCCGTCTCGTTGACCAGTATCGAAGTTGAACAGCGAAGTTACATCTGTTCCGTCTGCCTGAATAGCTGCCGCGGTCTCATCGAAATCACCAATCTTTACCGTGCGAAGTTTGTAACCATCAGACGCACCCAAATTATATGTGCCTGTAGTGTTGCCACTATCTTCGGTATCCAGAACAACTACTGCGCTTTCTTTAAGTTCCTTAGTTACTTTATTTGCGTTAGCAACTTGTACCTTACAGTGAACGCGAATGTTTGTGGCCGCGCTGATTGCTCCAGGGAAAGTTATTGTAATCTGTGTTCCAGTATTAGTTACAGTTACACTAGCAGTAGATTGTAGATTTAATACTGAACCGATTTCATATGCCACACTATTAATAGTGCAAGCGGCCTTAGTAGTAATGAGGATATTATCTAGAATTTCTGTGTTAGTTAGTGTTCCAACCGTAAACGGAAAACTCTCGGGTGAACTTACCGAGAATGTAATAGTGTTGCTGCTATCAATAGTATCATCAAACTGCTTGCTATAAACAAAACTGTTATCAACGGAAACAGGATTTGTAGTCTTCAATGCTCTAGCAGGAAACTTGAAAAGAAGGCTGTTGAACTTACTCTCGTATAGGTATGCTTTGCTATCTACCAGAACAACGTTTGCATGGCCGTCGGCGGTTGTATCATAGTAAACACCCTTAACATCTTCGAAGTTATATGAGGATGTCATTTGAATGTCGTAGAGATACATACGGAATTGCGTATTATATGCGCCAGGTGTGCCAGTCTCGTGAACAATATGGCGGACTCTAGCTGTACCGATTTGTGATCCTGGTGCCGCCGTGGCAGATTGTGCGCCACCCGTTGGAGAACCAGAAGTACCAATAGCGTTGGCGGCGGTACCGCGAAGAGATACAGTATCACCCGCTGCAATATCCCAGTTACCGCAGAAGTTGTCTACTAGAATATAGCTACCAAATGCAGTAGAGATAGGAACTTCATTTACAACCTTAGTTGTATTTCCTTTTGGAACAACTATATATTCTGTTTGCCTGGTTTCGTATGCATAACCGCGAACATATGCTTTACCGGCTTCGATACCAATTGCTAAAAGCGTCTCATCACCGCCCGCTGCGGGGGTGGTCGCATTGTATGGTATTAGACCATTATTAGTTCCTGTGTCAAGGTGTTCTTTGATTAAAATAGGAAACGCTTTTACAGTATAGTTGCCCGATTCATCGAAAGTGCGTTTTGCAAGATTGCGACCAAGGTCGGCATAAATGCGGTCTTCGTTTACAGTATTTTGTAACTTACCACCAACAATTGATATATACTCTGAGAAACCGTCGTCTGGCGTGGCATCTAGCGCATATTTTGCAAGAGATGCTGTTGTTACATATCTATCGGCACCAGGCGCTGCATAGTTAAATGTACCCTGTGCAGGATCCAAAAGATCGGGGTCAGTTTCATGTGTAACAATACTTTCTACAATCTCGAACCCAACTCTAAAGTAAGGGTATGAATTATATTTTAGTAGTTCGAGAGTAGTTTTAGTAAAAGGAAGAAACTTACCATCTAGAAAAATAATACCATCATCTAGAGTTACGAATGACCCTCTACCATAATAATAATTACCTTCTTCAAAAGTATCATCTACTACAAAAGTATCAGTAACTTGATCGCCGGTTTCAGATTCTATTACACGAATTGTTTCACCTGGAGAAAAGTGAACTGCGTCCGTGGATCCATCGCCCGTAAGATATCTCAAATAAAGTGTGTTAAGATCAGGTGAGTCGGCTTCCGAGCCGCCGATGGCATAAATAATTTCTGCTTGTATCGAAGATGTTAAGCCAATTACTTTAGCACCGACATA